ATACCAGCGGCTTGCCGGCCAGAAACTCCTGCAGGCGGGTGATCGCCAGGCCGTAGGTTTCCAGCGTGCGCGGCCGGCGGCCCTTGGCCGAGCCCAGATGCACCATCCACGCGTCGATCGCGGCCTGGTCGTCGATGGCGCCCGAGGGTAAACCCGGGGCAGAAATCGAGCCTCCCAGGGGGGGTAGGGGCATTTCTCGCGTGGATCCGTGGAAGAGCCCCGATTCTGCCGGAAAACCAAAGCGCGACAAGCACTTAGCCTTCCACGGCTTCCACCGAAAACCCGTGGAAGGCCCTCACAACCCGTGGTTACAAAGCTGACGCTCGATTAAGACCTGTGGAAGTCCGCTCCCCCTTCATTCTTCTCTTTCTTCAATCAAATCAAAGAGTTAAGTAATAATATGGGGAGTATGCGGGTAAACCCGACATGTGGAACAACAGGCCGATTCCGTGGAGAAAATGACCCTACCTGTGGAATATCACTGCGTGTATACGCAGGGTCCGCGCTTAGTGCCGCAACGATTCTGGCACTTTGTAACCACGGGTCCACGGGTTTCTGGAGCATGCCTGGGGTCCCCGTGGACGGCAACCGAGGGTTTCCCCGCCCATGCCGGCCCCCGCCGCTTAAGGGTGAACCCTGACCGGCGCGGAGCAACGACTTTGTGGGGTGCGGGGAGCGGGGAGCACGCGGCAGCGGCAGAACCGGGCTTGCCAGAACGGGCCAGGAGCCCGCAAAAGGGCCTGGCCGATGCCAAGGCACGGGCCGACGGGTTTCAGGCGCTCTGGCGCCGATCTGGTGGGTTCGGTAGAGTGCGGCGCATGGATCGCATCACGTTCCCGACACCCAGTGCCGACTGGGGCCAGATCGCCGGCGCGCTCGTACCCAACCCGCGTTGGCGCTGGTGGGCGTTCTGGCGCCCTCGTGCGATCGTGCTGCGGTTCCCCGAGCCCATCACGATTGGCCCTGGCATCGCTGTGCCGGCGATGACCTCAGCCGCCGTGGCGCCCCTGACGCTGCGAAGCGACTGAGCGGCTGCCTCAGCCCACCCCACGCCGCTGCAGCCGCTCACGCACCGCGCTGACCTTGCTGCGCACCATGCCGCGCGTCAGCAGCCCACGGTCGAAGTAGTCGGCCTTCGTCGGCCCCAGCACCCCGGCGCGCAGCTCCGGCGCCAGCCGGCCCAGCGCCTGCAGCGTCGTCTCGCGCCCTGCCCGGTCGGCATCCGTCACCTCGTCGGCGAACACCGCCACCACGAAGCTCAGCGTGTTCGGGTGCGCCGGCCAGGGTGTGGCCTCGCGCGTCGGGTACACCCCCTTGCCCAGCCCGTGCAGGTTCTGCCTGGCCAGCAGGTCGCAGATGTCGGGTTTCGGATGCCTGGGCGACAGCAGGAAGCGGAAGCCCACCACCCCCGGCGCCTGCTCGGCCCCGGCCATGTACGCCTCGCCGTGCGCGCGGTTCAGCTCCGTGCGCGTCACCTGCAGGCTGCTGGCCAGCGGCCCCGCCTGCGGGTCCTTCAGCAGCGCCGCGGCACCCTGCACGCGGTCGACGGCCGCGGCCGCCTGCGCGGCCTGCGTCGCCGGCGGCACCGGCAGCGCGCGCAGCAGCAGCTCCTGCGCCGCCTTGTCCGCGCTCCAGCCCTGCACCACCGCCTGCTCGATCGCCCGGCCCAGCGCCTCTTTCGCGCCGCGGTCGATGCGCCACAGCCGATCGCTCAGCACCAGCCCATCCGCCGCGCGGAACTCCTGCACGAAGCGCACCGCCTGGTCGACCACGCGCAGCGCCTCCAGACCCGTCAGCGCCGGCGCCGCGGCCCGCCCCGTGGCCGCCAGGCCGGCAGCGGTCAGCGGCCGCACGCCCAGCTCCGCCGCCTGCTGCAGCGCCCCCTCGAGCACCGCCGTGCGCGCCGTGGCCAGCGCATCCAGCACCTGCTCGATCTGGCCCATCAGCGCGCGCAGCTGTTCCAGCAGCACCCGCGCCCCCGTCGACGCCGCGGCAATGGCCTGGCGCACCTGCTCGGCCGCCTCGCCGTAGATGCGCACCAGCTCCTGCATCGCCGCCGCGTCCAGCCGCTCCATCGCATGGCGCGCCTGCTGGCTGGCGCGGCGGATCGCCGCCGCCGTGCTCAAGGCGCCACCCTCGCACCGGCGGCCTGCAGCCGGGCCACCAGCTCCGGCGTGCGCGGCGCCATCACGTACACCTGCCAGCCCGCATCCACCAGCTCCAGCAGCGAATAGGGCACCTGCAGCTCGCCCAGCACACGGCGCAGCTGCGGCATCGCATCCAGCGGCACCTCCACGCGCATGTCAGCCGCGGCCGCGGCCGCCGTTGCTGCCCGCCACGCCGATGGCCGTGGCGCTCTCCCCCTTGCGGGCGTTGCCCGGCGTCACACTGACGCGGGCCCCCGAAGGGTTGCCCCCGTTCGGGGGGGCCGGGGGGACCAGCGGGTACGGGTCCGCGCGCTGGCCCCAGGCCTCCACCGCCTCCAGCATCTTCGCCGGGTCGTAGCCCATCTCCGCCCACACCGTCGGCGGCGGGAAGCCCAGCGCCATCAGCTTCAGCGCCAGGTCCGCCACCTGGTTGGGCGTCTCCGTGCGGCGCTCATTGAAGCGAAGGGTGAACTCCTCCGGCCCGGCCACGATGCCGCGCAGCAGCAGGTGGATGCGGAACGCCGCGTCGTACTCGGCCGCCAGGCTGTCCTGCAGGTGGTCGATCTCGTCGTAGTAGTCGCGCTTCAGGTCATCGAGCACGTCGCGCGCCAGGCCGTCGACATAGCCGAACAGCCCCTTCGGCGCCGGCGTGCCCGCGAAGAACGTGTCCAGCAGGTGCACCACGTCGGCCACCTCGCCCAGGTTCTCGTCGCCCTGAATCGCGTTCACCGCCCCCTTGCGGTTGCTGTAGAAGTCGGTCGAGATCTCGCCCTTCTCGCCCTCCACCGCCTTGCGGTAGCTGTTCAGCTCGTCCTCGGTGGCGCCCTCCAGCACGTGGCTCAGCCGCAGCGGCGCGCGCTGGCGGCGGCGGATCACCATGTCCTCCTCCGTCATCACCAGCTTGCGCCAGGTCGTCACGCACGCGTCCAGGAAGGGGCGGCCCATCTCGCCCATGTCGTCGTAGCTCAGCGGGTCGAAGCGGGCCAGCTGCAGCTGCCAGGCCGCAAACGTGGCCAGCACCTGGCCGGTGAGCGTGTCGCGCTGCTCGTAGGCCCCGGCCGGGTTCTTGAAGCGGCCCGACATGTCCACGATGGGCACGATCGTCTCCGCCGGCATGCGCACCGCCGCCACCACGCGCTGGCTGTCGTCCAGCACCAACTGCAGCGGAAGGTTCCCCTCGCACACCAGGCCGCGCGCATCGCTGCGCAGCTTCTGCACGCGGTCCAGCTGCAGCCGCTGCTCGAAGGCCAGCCACTCGCGGCGCAGCGTCTTGCTGCTGGCCTCCTCGTGGAACTGCATCACCAGCCCCCCGCGGATGGTGTCGCGGCAGATGCGCCCGTGGATGCTCTTCACCCGGCCGTCGCGCGCCTCCATGTCGCGGATCAGCAGGATCTTGTCGCGCACCTCGGTGCTGATGGCGAACTGCCGGTACATGCGGCGTAGCGCCGTGTCGGCCGACACGCGGTCGCCGCGCTCACCGGCGGGGCGGCTGTACAGCGGCGACAGCGCCGCGCGCATCAGGTCGGCGCCGGCGGTGGCAAGGGTCTTCAGGTAGGTCATGAGGCGTCCTTCGTCTTCATGGCGGGGATGTCGGGCAAGTCGACGGCCTGCCCGGCCAGTGCGTGCGTGCAGTCGCCGAGGAACTGGATGCGGCCATCGGTGACGAAGCTGTGGCAGCACGTATCGGCGGTCTCGAACTTTGGCCGTGGAGCCGGGCATCCTGCGTCCTGCCATGCCTGCTCATCGGCTTCACCCTTCGGCGTGTACCAATGCCCCCTCACCAGCACACTGGGCGTGAACGTCGGCTTCTCCGCGTTGCCGTTCCAGCCCCAGCGCGGCGCCGGCCCTTCGCCGGTCCAGACCAGGTGCATCTCGCGGCAACCCGGGCAGAAGAAGCCCAGGCCGCCGCCGGCGAGGTTGC